TAATAAATAATAAGAAAATATACAATGATAATAAGTAATACGACTAAATAGATATTAAAAAACTTTTCTGATATTAATTCTAATTTAAAGATTACATCAATTAAAGATATTAAATCTATCTCAACTATGAAAAACATATTGGCAACTGCTGGTGTTGAAGAAGAATTTCCACAAGATATTGCCATATATGACCTATCTGAATTTTTAGGTATGTTATCTTTATTTAATAAACCAACATTTACTTTTGATGAAAAGTTTATGACTATAAATGAAGAAGGTACATCTACAAAATCAAGATATTATTTTGCGGATGAATCCATACTTACAACTCCACAAAAAGATGTTAAAATGCCTGCAACTGAGGTAGAGTTTACATTGACACAAACTGACTTAACAAATATTAAGAAAGCTGCGTCTATGTTACAATTACCAGACATATCAGTTAAATCTGTCAATGGTGATATAATGATGTCTGCTATTGATAAAAAAAATGATACTGCCAATACCTATGACGTGAAGGTTGGTGTTTGTGATACAAACAAAAAGTTTGAATTTCATTTTAAAACTGAACACTTTAAAATGTTGCCTGGCGATTATAATGTTTACATATCATCTAAACTTATTTCTAATTTTAGACACAAAAACAAAACAGTACAATATTGGATTGCCCTAGAAAATACTTCAAAGTATGAGGGGTAATAATGGAAAACTTATTATGGGTAGAGGCTTATAGACCCTCTACAATTGACGAATGTATTTTACCTGTTGAGATAAAGAAAACTTTTAAATCTATTCTCAAACAAGGTGAGATACCAAATCTATTATTATCTGGCACAGCAGGTACTGGTAAAACTACCGTAGCAAAAGCACTATGTAACGAACTTGGTTGTGACGTTATGATGATAAATGGTTCTGACGAAGGTCGATCCATTGACGTTGTAAGAAATCAAATCAAGAACTTTGCTTCAACTGTATCTCTACATGAGAGTGATAAACCTAAAGTGGTTATTGTTGACGAAGCAGATTACATGAATGCTGAGAGTGTTCAACCTGCATTAAGAAACTTTATCGAAACGTTTAGTAATAATTGTAGATTTATATTTACATGTAATTACAAAAACAAAATTATACCTGCAATTCATTCTAGGTGTACTGTAATTAATTTTACAATACAAAATAAAGATAAAGAAAAACTAGCAGGTTTATTCCACAAACGATTATCCACAATACTAGAACAAGAAAACATAGAGTTTGATCCAAAGGTATTGGCTGAACTTATTATTAAGTTTTATCCAGACTTTAGAAGAACCATTAATGAATTACAAAGATATTCTGTATCAGGTAAAATAGATACAGGTATACTTGTTAATATTGCTGAAGCAAATATCAAGTCTTTAAATAAGGCAATAAAAGATAGACACTTTGGTGATATGAGAAAATGGGTTGTAGATCACATTGACCAAGATCCTGCAGGTCTGTATAAAGAACTATATCAAAATTTTTATACAGTATTACAACCACAAAGTATTCCACCAATGGTTATTCTTCTGGCAGAATATCAATACAAGAATGCTTTTGTTGCAGATCCAGAACTCAATATGGTTGCGTGTCTTACTGAAATCATGTCTGAATGTAAATTCAAATGAGTGATTACAGCCTAACAAAATATCTCACGGCTATCAATTATAGTAAAGAAAAACTACTCGATACAGACGATAGAGATTGGGAAAAGAAATATCCACCTTTTATAATTAATAAAGGTTTGTCTTATTTTTCAGATACCATTATGTATGCTAACGAAATGAATAGGTTGCACCATGCGTCAAAACATATGCAATTCTCATTTTTTCTAAATAGTATAAAGTCTAGAAAAAGATTTAGTAAATGGTTAAAGTCTTCAAAAATGAAAGACCTAGATGTTGTAAAACAATATTTTGGTTACTCAAATAAGAAAGCACAAGAGACTTTATCGTTACTAACAAAAGAAAAGATTGATTATATAAAAGAGAGATTATATAAAGGTGGAAAAAAATGAGTGAAGTTATAGAATGGAAACCAGACAGTATGCTCGAAGTAAAGATAAAAGAGCCAGATGATTTCCTAAAAATTAGAGAGACACTTACAAGGATAGGTGTTGCCAGTAGAAAAGAACGAAAAATTTATCAATCTTGTCATATATTACATAAACAAGGTAGATACTTTATTGTACACTTCAAAGAACTATTTGCCTTAGATGGTAAGACAGCAAATATTTTTATTAATGATATAGAAAGAAGAAATACCATTGCACAACTTTTAAGTGATTGGGGTTTAGTAGAATTGGTTAGTAGTGTAGAAAATAAAGCACCACTATCACAAATCAAAGTATTACCATTCAAAGAAAAACATGAATGGGTATTAGAACCAAAATATAATATAGGAAAGAAAGGAACGGAAGATGGCGAACAGAAATCAGATACTACTAGCACTTAGGCAACATGCTGAAGGACAAATTGCAAAACATAAAACTAATGTAGACATCTACTTAAACAATACAACTGGTATTGGTGAACATTCTGACATTGTGGAAACAATAGAAAAAGAATTAAATCATATTGGTAAATACAAAGAACAACTAGACGTTTTAAAAACTTATTTTGAAAATTAATATTGACTTTTAAGTCAAGACCTGATATAATTATATTATGAATTTTTACACCAATGTGTCGCCTTATGGTGATGAATTACTTGTTAGATATTTCGACAATGGTAAAAGATGTGAGGATCGTGTACCATATGTTCCTCGTCTTTATGTGCCTACAAAAGGTAAAGGTCGATATAAATCCCTAACAGGTATTGGTCTAGATTCCGTATCTTACAAATCAATCAAAGACGCTAGACAAGCAATCAAACGATACGAAAACCATCCAAACTTTATTCACGGCACAGATAGATTTCAATATCAATACATGGCAGATTACTGGCCAGGTAATGTAGAATACGATAAAGATAAACTTCGTATTTACACTATTGATATCGAGGTTGAAAGTGAATATGGTTTTCCTAACGTTGCAGATTGTTCAGAAAAAATGATTTGTATTACTGTAAAAGACCAAGTTAAAAAACAAATACTTGTTTGGGGTATGGCAGATTATACAACTAAACAAGATAATGTTCATTATGTAAAATGTGAAGATGAAAAAGATTTACTGAAACAGTTTCTTAAATTTTGGCAAACTTATTCACCTGATGTTATCACAGGTTGGAATAGTAAATATTTTGATGTGCCATATCTAATCAAACGTATAGGTAAGATATTAGGCGAAGGTGCTATGAAACGCATGTCACCATGGAATATTATTCAAGAAGATCAAACATATGAAATGGGTAAAACTCAAACGTATTATAGATTACTTGGTATTGCTCAACTTGACTATTTACAACTTTATCGTAAATTTACAATTAAGAACCAAGAAAGTTATAGACTAGATCATATTGGTAAAGTAGAACTTGGTGAACAAAAAGATGATAACCCATATGATACTTTCAAAGAATGGTATCAGCAAGACATACAATCATTTATAGATTATAATATACAAGACGTTGAACTTGTTGATAAACTAGAAGATAGATTACAACTTATTGAACTTGCACTAACGATGGCATATAATGCCAAAGCAAATTATGAAGATGTATTCTCACAAGTTAGAATGTGGGATACAATTATATTCAATGAATTATTAAAAGATAATATCATTGTGCCAATGCGTGATATGAATCCTACATCGCCAGAACTTGTTGGTGCATATGTTAAAGACCCTAAAGTAGGTTTTCATGATTGGGTTGTATCTTTTGATTTGAACTCACTATATCCTCATTTAATTATGCAATATAATATTTCACCTGAAACAATTTTACCAGATAAAAAGAATGTAGATATTGTTGACTTATTAGATAAAAAGGTAGATATGTCTGATAGTAATTGTATGGCTGCAAATGGTACAATGTATCGAACTGGTAAACAAGGTTTCTTACCTCGTATCATACAAAAAGAATATAATGATAGAACAATCTATAAAAAGAAAATGCTTGAGGCAGAACAGCAATATGCTAACACCAAAGATCCTAAATATGAAAAACTTGCAAGAAGATATTATCTTGTTCAACATTC